ATGACCTTTACGATTTTTCATCAACGTCTGTAGTCAATTATGATATTGTGTTAAGACATTTAGATTTCTTAGATCATATCTTAGTAGGTGAAAAACCATTAAGATTTAATCAACATCAAAATAGATTATACATTGATATGGATTGGACAAACGATTTAGATACAAATGAATACTTAGTTATAGAATGCTATCGTAAATTAGATCCTGCTTCATATACAGACGTATGGAATGATATTTACTTAAAAAGATATACCACTGCTTTGTTTAAAAAACAGTGGGGTACCAACTTATCAAAATTTAACGGTGTTGCTATGGTTGGTGGTGTGACACTAAATGGCGGACAAATATATTCTGAAGCTTTACAAGATATTGAAAAACTAGAACAAGAAATTAGAAGTTCATTTGAATTAAATCCTGCTATGATGATAGGATAATGATATGGCTGTCAATCATTACTTTCAAAATGGTAACGGCATTGGTAATACGGCCGAAAAAAGATTACACGAAGATTTAATTATCGAAGGATTAAAGATATACGGATTTGACGTATATTATCTTCCACGAACATTAGTTAATAGAGATTTAATACTAGGTGAAGATACACTTAGTAAATTTGATGATTCATACTTATTAGAAATGTATATGGAGACCACTGAAGGATTTGCTGGTCAACAAGAATTAATTAATAAGTTTGGTTTAGAAATAAGAGAAGACACAACATTTACAGTTGCGAAAAGAAGATTTGATGAAAAAGTTGATTCTTTACACAACTTAATTGTTGACGGTAGACCAAACGAAGGCGACATCATTTATATGCCTTTGATGAATAGTTTTTTTGAAATTCAGTTTGTCGAAGATCAGGAACCATTCTTTCAATTAGGTCAACTGCCAGTTTACAAATTAAGAGTAACACGTTGGGAATACAGTTCAGAAAGATTAGATACAGGTATTACTGACATTGATGCTGCTGAAGACAAATATACTTTAGATCAATTAGCACACCAAGTATCTTTAGAAGCTGAAACAGGTTCGATTGTTTTAGAAAACGACAGTGCTAGTGGCGAAACAAACTATATGTTATTAGAAACTTACGATATACAAACACAGGCAAATACCTATGCCGATAATAATGACTTAGATAGTGAAGCTGGCTTTGATACTGCTAGTGTGGCAGATGACATATTAGACTTTACGGAACGTAACCCATTTGGAGATGTAGATTTTTAATGTTTGGAAATTATTTTTATAACGAAAGTATGAGAAGAATGACCATCGCTTTTGGTCAAATCTTTAATAACATACAAATTAAAAGAAAAGACTCAAGTGATAATGTGATACAGTCTATTCGTGTTCCGTTGGCATATGCGCCAAAAGAAAAGTTTTTAGTTAGACTTGACCAACAGGCAAGTTTAGAAAATAGAGAATTTGCGATTACGTTGCCTCGTATGGGTTTTGAAATTACAGGTATTTCATATGACGGTTCACGTAAGTTAACAAGAATACAAAAATATAAAACAGTGAAAACAGGTGCTGAAGGCAAAGTATTAAACTATAATTACACACCGGTGCCATATAATATCTCTTATGGTTTATATGTGTTTACGGCTACTGCTGAAAGTGGTTTACAAATTATAGAACAAATATTACCTTATTTTCAACCTGATTATACTGTAACGGTCAACGCAATTCCAGAAATGAATATTAAAAGAGATGTACCAATTATATTAAATGGTGTACAATATGAAGATAGTTATAGTGGTGATTTTACACAAAGACGTGCTGTTATCTATTCTTTGACATTTACTGCTAAAACATACTTATTTGGACCTACATCTACACAAAAAGTTATTAAAGAAACACAGGCAGATATATATACAGATACGCCTGATGCTACAAGAGAAGAAAGAGTTATTGTGGTGCCAGACCCTACAAGTGCTGATGCTGATGATGACTTTGGTTTTACAACAACAATTCAGACGTTTGCTGACAGTAAAAATTATAATCCTACGACAGATTCGGATGAATAAATAATATAAATAGTAAGAGGAATTACAATGGCATTAAATAAAGTAGTAGAAAAATCAATTGCTGATGACGCTGTAACATCATCTAAAATAGCTGATGGAACAGTTGTAGCAGCTGATATAAATGATGGAACAGTAACCACAGTAAAGATTGCTGATAGCAATATTACAACAGCAAAGATTGCTGATAGCAATATTACAACAGCAAAACTTGCTAATAGTTCTGTTACCTCATCAAAAATAGACGGATCAGTTGCTTCAACTGGTAAAGCTATTGCTATGAGTATTGTTTTTGGATAATAAATAATAAAAAGGATAAAAAATGGCTAACCCAAATATAGTAAATGTTACAAGTATATTAGGAAAAACAGATACATTTGCTCTAACCACATCTACAGGAATTACACTTGTAAGAAACGATGGAGACACAGGAAAAATTTATAAAATTAATTCAATTGTTGTGACTAACATTGATGGCTCTAGTGCTGCTAATTTAACAATGTCACACGTTGATGAAGCTAGTACATCAACTGCTATAGCTTCAACAATTTCTGTTCCTGCTGATTCATCACTTGTATTAATAGATAAAAATTCATCTTTCTATTTGGAAGAAGGACACGAAATACAAGGTGGAGCTAGTGCGAATGGCGATTTAGTTTGCTTAATATCTTACGAAATTATTTCTTAAAGAAGGAATTAAATAAATGGCACACTTTGCTGAAATAAAAAGTTCAGATAACTTAGTATTAAGAGTTAACGTAAAAAAAGATTCAGATGTAGAATCTAATGGTGGAGAATATACCACAGAGGTAGAACAATGGGTAGCCAACAATACACCTCAGTGTCCTATAATCAAAGCTGAACAAGGCGGTACATATCCTGAAACTTTTTGGAAACAATGCTCTTATAATACAAGATTAGGTGTACATACATTAGACGGCACACCAAAAAGATTTAATTATCCTTCACCTGGTAGTTATTGGAAAAATGATGTAGAAGGATTTACAACTATAAAACATTTTGACAGTTGGGTACTAGACAATAGTACATTAGAATATAAAGCTCCTGTAGATCGTCCTACAGATGAACAAAGAAAACAAAATCCTAGTGATGAAAATACTTGGTATGAAATTACAAGTTGGGATGAAGAAAATCAATATTGGACAGGAACAGGTACAGATGGAAACAATTACTCGTGGAACGGTACAACGTGGACACAGATTGTTTAATAAATATGTTAGAGGAGAATAGTTTATGCCAAGAATAGGAAATGGTGGAGTTATCGGTGTTGCTGTGTCACCTACAGCAAATTCAAGTGGTACTACATCTACACAAAATACAAATTACACAGGTGACGGTACTTTTACTGCTCAAACAGGACAAACTTCTATCAACGTACTTCTAATTGCTGGAGGTGGAGGTGGTAATCCTGCTTCTGGTGGCGGCGGTGGCGGTTCTCGTTCTGTGACAAGTATTCCTATTGCTCCTGGCGGTTCTTATAGTGTTACTGTAGGTGCTGGCGGTTCTCCAAATGGTCCAGGTAGTCCTTCAACATTTGTATTAAATCCTGGCACAACATATGCTTCAACAGGCGGTGGTGGCGGACAGTTTTCAGGTGCCCCAGGAGGAGCAGGTGGTGCTGGTCAACACGGAAGTCCTGGTGGAACAGGAAATGCTGGTGGATATTCTCCACCCGAAGGTGCGAATGGCGGTTCAGGTGGTCTTCATCCAGGCGCTCGTCAATCAGGCGGCGGTGGTGGCGGAGGCGGTTCTTCAGGAGGCGGTGGTGGTAATGCTTCAGGAGGAAATGGTGCTCCAGGAGGTGCTGGAACTAACTGGAATCCTGCTTATCCAGGTGCTCCAAATTCAGGTGTTTACGCCGGTGGTGGCGGAGGCGGTGGAGGTGGTAACTCTCCTACTTCAGGCGGATCAGGTGGATCTGGTGGTGGACAACCAGGCGCCGGACAAGGTGGTAGTGGAGGATCTGCTGGTTCAAATACCGGCGGTGGCGGTGGTGGTGGTCCAGGAAACAGTGGTGGATCAGGTGGTTCAGGTATTGTGATTGTGAGAGAAGTATCTACACCTTTTGCTATACCAGGTTCTGCTCCAGGTGTATGGACAACAAATGATGTTTACGAACAAGTAAAAGCTGGTAATTGGCCAGAGCCTATATAATAGATTTTTAAATCTTTTATATATACATTATTAGAAAGTGAATTGAGATGAACATTATAGGATTATTTCCGGAGCCAATATATAAAGAAAATCATAATTTTAAAACGTCTATATTAGATGATATAAAAACTATTGAGTTCAATAAAAATCATCAAAATCAAATTAGCGAAAATAAAAATATATTAGACAATTATACAGATTTAAAAGTTTCTTTACAAAAAATTTCTCAAAACTTTTTTAACGAAATTTATAAACCATCAAAGGTTATAGAGTTATACATTACTCAGTCTTGGTTAAATTTAACTAAAGAAAATGAAAATCATCATTTACATTCACATAAAAATAGTATAATCAGTGGTGTATATTATATAAATGCTAATAATAATTTAGATAATATCAAGTTTTTAAATGATAGAGATTTTAGACAAATTTATGTCGATAGTGATGAATTTGGAACATTTAATTCGCAATCGTGGTCTTTTCCAATAGGTACAGGTGACTTGGTTTTATTTCCTTCTTATTTAAGTCATCAAGTAGATAATAAAAAAGGTGATAATTTAAGAGTTAGTTTGGCATTTAATACATTTATTAGAGGTGATTTAGGTAGAGATGATGAGGTAAATAGATTAATATTATGATGAATATAAAAGATTTTATCAAAATATATCCAGTTATTAATAAAGGCAGATGTAAAGAAATTGTCGAATATTTAGATATGTCTAATAATTGGGAATCACACAGTTGGTATGATGCCAATACAAAAGAAAATATAACACACGATACAAAAGAATTAGAAGTAAATTGGAGTGTACCATCTTTAACAAATGAATTACATTCTTATATTAATCAAGCAATACAAATGTATTCAGAACGATTTAATTTAAAAGATGAATTAACACGTTTTAATCCAGTTCGTTGGAATAGATACAAAACTGGAACATTAATGAGACCTCATTTAGATCATATTAGAGATATATTTGATGGTACAGCAAAAGGTATACCTTTAGTAACTATATTAGGTTTATTAAATGATGATTTTGAAGGAGGTAATTTTTTGATAAACGGAGAAAAATTAAATTTTAAAACAGGAGATATAATGATATTTCCAGCTAACTTTATGTATCCACACGAAGTAACAGAAATTACAAATGGTGTAAGACAATCTTTTGTAAGTTGGGGTTGGTAATGAACATATATCAAATAGATAATATATTAACACAAGAATCTGCTGATTACATAGAAAAATTACATCTTACAAATGAAATGCCTTGGTTCTTTTTATCAAAAACTTGTGATGATGACACAATACTTGATTCAAATGTAATAGATACTAATATGTTTTTTCACTCTCAGAAATCGGTTGATTCTGATATGGTTTCAGATTATTATAATGATGTTATTGGTATTATAGATGAAGTATCAAAATTAACAAATAAAAAATTTGGACGTGTAAAAAGAATTAAATCAAACTTAACCTATCCTTGGCCTGGCTACACAAAAAATAATTATGGTCCATTACATAGAGATTACACTGACGATCATTGGTCTTTTTTATATTATGTAAATGACTCAGATGGTGATACAAGATTTTTTGATGATAAGAAAAATGTGGCACATAAAGCAACTCCAAAAAAGAACACAGGTATTCTTTTTCAATCTGATATATGGCACGCTGCCTCTAGTCCGATTGAGTTTGAAACAAGAGCAGTTATAAACTTTATTATAGAAAAAAATGAGTAATTATACTTTTGAAAAAAATCTTTTAGATATTAAAGATAGTATAGATTTTAATTTTATAGCTGATTTAGTATCAAATAATCACTTTGAGCATATTATTACAGGACCTTATATGAAAGACTTTGTTTTAGATGCTACTTATTTAATAATGAATGTTCAGAAAGATTTAACTTTTAAAGATATATGGAAAATATTAGAAGAAAGATATAATACTAATAAAGTAAAATCTAATTTACATATTTTTTATTCTTTTATGAGTGGTGGTAAAAGTACATCACATATAGATGAAGAAACTGTTATCATAGTAGGAGCTTATGGTAAAACTATGTATCTAATAGATGATAAAGAATTTTTAGTTGAGCCCGGTGACGTATTAAAAATTAAAAAAGGCACAAGACATAAAGCCATTTCTTTAACTCCAAGAATTGTTTTGTCTTATGGATTATTTGAATGAACTTAGAACATTATTATTACGCATATCAAAGTGTTTTGCCTGAAAGATTTTGTAATCAGATTTTAGATTATGGCAATAGACATAAATCATCATTTGCTTGGACAGGAGAATGGAACAAAAAGATTAAAAATGGTTCTATGTCAGATAGTGATATTAAGATATTAGAAAAAAAAAGAAGATCAAATATTGTTTGGTTAGATGACCAATGGATTTATAAAGAAATAGCACCCATAGTTAGAGATGCTAATAAAAAAGCAGGTTGGAACTTCGACTACGATTTTGCTGAAAGAATACAGTTTACAAAATACGAAAGTACAATGAAAGGTCATTATGGTTGGCATTGTGACTCATTTAAAAAACCTTATGAAAATAAAGATGACCCTATGAGTTATGGTCGTATAAGAAAATTATCGGTAACAATATCATTGGTTGATGGTTCTGAATATGAAGGAGGAAATTTAGAATTTGATTTTAAAAATAATGATCCAGATAATGATTCTAATACAAAAAAATTGTGTACAGAAATTAGACCAAAAGGATCGGTTGTTGTATTTCCTAGTTTTGTTTGGCATAGAGTTACGCCAGTTACAAAAGGAACTCGTTATTCAATGGTAGTTTGGAATTTAGGCTACCCATATAAATAGGTATCGAAATGAGTTTTGAAAAAGATAATTTTGTAGTTATAAAAAATGCTTTAGATAAAAATACGGCAAACTTTTTATATGATTATTTCTTATTAAAAAGACAAGTTGTTCAAACTTATCAAAAATCACGTTACATCTCTCCATATACAAATGAATATGGTGTGTGGAATGATGGTCAAGTAGAAAACACATATTCAGTTTATGGTGATATTGCTTTTGAGGTCTTACTAGAACAAATTAAACCTAAAATGGAAGAAGCAACGAATATGAAACTGATTTCTAATTATACATACGGAAGATTATATAAAAAAGGTGATATATTAAAAAGACACAAAGATAGATTTAGTTGTGAAGTTTCTACAACCTTAAATTTAGGTGGTGATCCTTGGCCAATATTTGTTGAGCCAAGTGAAGAAGTGGATAAAAAAGGTATACAAATAGATTTAGATCCTGGCGATATGTTAGCATATCGAGGAAATATATGTGAACATTGGAGAGAAGAATTTACAGGTGATGTATGCGGTCAAGTTTTTTTACATTACAATAATAAAGAAACTCCTGATGCTGAAAAAAATAAATTTGATAGAAGACCACATTTAGGTTTGCCTGATTGGTTTAGATATGATGGTATTTAATGAAAACAGATAAAATTGTTATAGTAGGTGGTGGTAGTTCAGGATGGATGACTGCTGCTACTCTTATTAAATTATTTCCGAAAAAAGATATTACAGTCATAGAATCACCTAATATTTCTACAGTAGGTGTTGGCGAAAGTACATTAGGTTCTATCAATCAATGGTTAAAAATATTAGAGATTGAAGATAAAGACTTTATGCCCCATACAGATGCTTCATATAAAATGAGTATTCGTTTTGAAGATTTTTATGACATAGGAGATGGTGGTTTTCACTATCCTTTTGGTTCGCCTTGGGAAATAGATATGCCAATAGGAAAAGAATTGTGGTTCTACAAAAAAAGATTATTTAAAGATACACCCAATAGTAATTATGCTGACTTCATATACCCTCAAATGGCATTAGTAAATAAAAATAAGATTACAGAAAATTTAGAAGGTCAATTTTTAAACTTTAATTTTCAAAATGATGTGGCATATCACTTTGATGCTACTAAATTTGGCATTTGGTTGAGAGATCATTATTGTGTTCCTAGAGGAGTAAAACATATAAAGGAAGATATTATATCTGTAGAAAAAGATCAACAAGGTATTACTTCGTTGAATAATAAACATAAGGCTGATTTATATATTGATTGTACTGGATTTAAATCTTTATTATTAGAAAAAAATTTTGAAGTATCATTTAATGATTATACCGATTTGTTGCCTAATAATTCTGCTTGGGCAACACGAATACCATATAAAAACAAAGAAGTAGAATTACAACCATATACAAATTGTACTGCTATAGAAAATGGTTGGGTTTGGAATATACCTAGTTGGAAACGAATAGGCACAGGATACGTTTATTCAGACAAATATATTTCAGATGATGATGCCTTAGAACAATTTAAAAAATATTTAATTGTAAAAGATGTTGATGTTAAAAGTTTAGAGTTTAAAAATATTAAAATGAAAGTTGGAATACACGAAGAACTGTTCCATAAAAATGTTTGTGCTATAGGTTTATCAGCAGGATTTATAGAGCCCTTAGAATCTAATGGTCTTTTATCTGTACATAATTTTGCTTTAATGTTAGCAAAAGTTTTAAAAAGAAATACAGACATAACACAATTTGATAGAGATACTTTTAATACAACATCAATAAATTTTTTTAATTCTTTTACAGATTTTGTTGCTTGTCATTATGCTATGTCAAATAGAAATGATACTCCATATTGGCAAGATATTAGAAAAAGAAATTGGACAAAATTAGAAAAAAATGGTGATATAAGAAATAACATAGATGCTAAAATGTTAGATCATTTACATTTTAACTCTGCTTATGGTATACATTGTTTATCGACAGGAATGAATTATTACGGCATTGATGATTTTTATAAGTTAGACAATGAAGAACAAATCAAAAAAGATATTGCTTTTAGAAATAAGTTAGTCATAGATTGGAATAGAATGGCAGATAAATGTCCTAGTCTAAATCAGTATTTAAAAGAAAACATACATAATAAATAGTTTTATGAGTAAACTAGAAGATAAGGTAAATGAAATATTAGGTATTGATAAAAAAGAATCAACACCTGTAGAACAAAAGCAATTTAAAGCACCTGTTCCTAGAAAAGAAGATAAACAATCTGCTGACGTTGACAACGATTACAAATATAGTAGAGAAAATTACTATAACTTAATTGAACGTGGGCAAGAGGCAATCGAAGGCATATTAGATATTGCCAGAGAAGGACAACACCCACGTGCTTATGAAGTTGCTGGTCAATTAATTGGTCAAGTAGGACAAACTGTAGATAAGTTACAAGACTTACAAAAGAAACTCAAAGATTTAAAAGAGTTGCCTAAAACAGCAAATCAAAATATTAAAAATGCTCTGTTTGTCGGATCCACTGCCGAATTACAAAAGATGCTAAAAAAAGATGAAACTATTAAGAGCAAAAACATATCACCCGAACAAGACGATACTGAAGATAAGTGATTTAACTTACGTTAAACACGGTCTTGCTTTACTAGATATATTAGAAGGTAAAGAAATGATTGATCCAATACAAGTAGAAAAATGTTTTGTATCTGATACACCACGTATG